GCATTACTGCTTAAACCAAAAGGGGGCTAATCACCCCCTTTCTACTATGAACATTACAATGATTCACCCTGTCCATGGCGCCAAAATAGCAACCATGGATTTAGAAGCTGAAACAGATGAAAAGAATGGCTGGACGCGCTACAATCCAGACACGCCTGTTCAGGCGGCTCCAGTGAACACACTAGAGATCAAGCGCCGCCGTAAACCGGCAGAGGAAGCAATCGAAGGAGTCTGAACATGTCGACATACACGGCTGGTGATCAAATAAATCGGGCGCTTCGCCTGCTGGGTATTCTGGCCGAGGCCGAGACGCCATCTGCGGCCATGTCGCAAGACGCTTTAATGGCGATGAACCAGATGATTGAAAGCTGGAACACTGAACGTCTGTCAGTGTTTGTTACGCAAGATCAGGTTTTTACATGGCCAGCCAGTCTTCTTAGCCGCACCCTTGGCCCATCCGGCGATTTTGTCGGCAACCGCCCTGTGTTAGTAGATGACGCGACATATTTCAAAGCGCCTAATGGTGTGTCGTATGGCATCAAGATGATCAATCAACAGCAGTACAACGGTATTGCTGTTAAGACTGTAACGTCCACTTACCCGCAAGTTCTGTGGGTCAACATGGGCTACCCTGACATTACACTGACCATTTACCCAAGACCCACGCAGGACTTGGAATGGCACATTGTGTCGGTGCAAGAACTTACGCAACCGGCCACACTGGCAACGGCTTTGCATTTCCCGCCCGGCTATCTGCGGGCGTTCACATACAACTTGGCCATGGAGTTTGCGCCTGAGTTTGGCGTTGAGCCAAGCCCACAGGTGCAGCGCATTGCCATGACGTCTAAGCGTGATTTGAAGCGCATCAACAACCCAGATGATGTGATGGCCTTGCCTTACGCATTGGTGGCTAACCGCCAGCGTTTTAACATCTATGCCGGTAATTATTGATGAAAACGCCGATCCTTGGCTCCAGCTACGTTGCCCGCAGCGTCAATGCTGCGGACAACCGCATGATCAATTTGTTTCCAGAGGTTATTCCTGAAGGCGGCAAAGAACCCGGCTTTCTTAATCGCGCGCCCGGCTTGGAGTTGCTCCAGACAATAGGCAGTGGCCCCATCCGCGCATTGTGGGCGCACCAGACAAATGGCTCGGATTTTTACGTTGTGTCTGGCACAGAAGTCTATAAGTTGACTAGCACGTCAGCTACACCAGTCAAACTGGGCAACATCATTGACGGCGGCCCCGTGTCAATTGCTGACAACGGCACGCAACTGTTTTTTGCTTGCAATGGCCCAAGCTACATCTACAACGAAGCCACCAACGAATTCAAGCAGATCACAGACCCCGATTTCCCCGGCGCTGTGACCGTGGCTTACCTTGACGGCTATTTTGTCTTTAACGAGCCTAATAGCCAACGCGTATGGGTCACGGCGCTCTTGGATGGGGCGTCCATATATCCTCTTGATTTTGCAAGCGCTGAAGGCTCGCCAGACGGCTTGGTAGCGGTCAATGTGGATCACCGCGAAGCGTGGTTGTTTGGTACTGACTCGGTTGAGGTCTGGTACGACGTGGGCGGCACAGACTTTCCCTTGCAACGCATCCAAGGCGCGTTTAACGAGATCGGCTGTGTGGCCGCGTTTTCTATTGCCAAATTAGACAACAGCTTGTTTTGGCTTGGCACTGACGCCCGTGGCCAAGGCATTGTCTACAAAGCCAACGGTTACACTGGGCAAAGGGTTTCTACCCATGCCATCGAGTATGCCATTGCCCAATACGGCAACATCTCAGACGCTTTAGCCTACACCTACCAACAAGAAGGCCACGGCTTTTACGTCCTGACATTCCCAAGCGCCAACGCGACTTGGGTGTATGACGCGGCTACGCAGGCATGGCATGAACGTGCAGGGCTGGTCAACGGCGCATTCACACGTCACCGTTCTAACTGCCAGTGCAACTTTGGTGGCGAGACAATCGTTGGCGACTTTGAAAACGGCAACATCTACAAATACAGCCTTGAAGTCTACTCAGACAACGGCGATCCACAAAAGTGGCTGCGCTCATGGCGCGCTATTCCGACTGGCCAAAACACGCTTAAGCGCACTGCCCAGCACAGCCTGCAACTGGACGCTGAGTCTGGCGTGGGCCTGAACGGCTTTACAACCGAGCAAGTGTTCTATTTGGTCACACAAAACAGCGACAGATTGATTACTGAAAGCGGCGACTATATTGCTAGCGAAATCACGTCTACCGTGCTGGCCGATCCTCAAGTCATGTTGCGTTGGTCAGACGACGGCGGCCACAACTGGTCAAACGAACACTGGACAAGCATGGGCGGTATTGGCCGGTTTGGCCAACGGATCTTGTGGCGTCGCCTTGGCATGACCACCCGCATCCGCGACAGGGTCTATGAGGTGTCTGGCACTGACCCTGTCAAGATTGCCATCATGGGCGCAGAACTCCACGCAAGTCCGACAAATGCCTAGTAACATTACCCAGATCCCTGCCCCACGCGTGCCGTTCATGGACGAGCGCACGGGCACAATCTCGCGTGAATGGTTTCGTTTTTTAAACAACTTGTTTATATTGACTGGCGGCGGTCAGAACCAGTTCTCTATTACAGACTTGCAACTTGGCCCGCCAACGCAAACTGACCCCACTGCTTTAAACGTGGCTTTTGAGTCGGCGCTTACACCAACCGCGTCTAGCCAAGAGTCGCAAATTGCTGAGTTGCAAAAGCAAGTGCAGGCACTAGCAGTTGCACCAGCCTACACGCCTCAAGTGCCGCACCCCATTTACGGTGGCTTTTATGACATTACAAACCAATACGACGGCTCAACAACGCAAGCCTATCCAGTACGGTTTGGAACAACTTTGTACCAAAACAATGTTCGGATATTGACCGATACGGCAGTTTTTACCGGCTCAATCAGCACAACCAATTTGACTGTGTCGGCTATGACTTCAGGCACTATTCGGCTTGGCATGCTTCTTACGGGCACAGGAGTTACGGCCGCCACACACGTTGTGTCTCAAACGTCTGGTACGCCGGGCGGCGCGGGTGTTTATGTAATTAGCCCAAGCCAGACCGTGGCGTCAACAACCATTACGGGCACGGTTAAATCCAGAATTCAAGTTGATTCGACTGGCGCATACAACATCCAGTTCAGTCTTCAGTTAACCAACACTGATAACGCCAACGAGTATGAAACTGATGTTTGGTTAAAATACAACGGCGCCGATTTGCCTAATTCAAACAGTGTTGTCACAGTCCCTAAAAAGCATTCTGGCGTTAATGGCCAAATCATCATGGCTTTAAATTACTTTTTAGAGATGAAAGACGGCGATTATTTTGAGTTAAATTGGCATGCTGCGGGAACAACCGTGTTTATTGAAACCATTCCCGCAGGCACGTCGCCAACTAGACCAGCCGCACCATCTGCTATTCTGACCGTTAATTACGTTTCCGGCCCCACAATTCAAGGAGTCACAGCATGACCGTTACCGTCAAAGTCCTCATTCCAGCCAAGATTGCCGAAAGCGCCCAGACTACGCAATACACCGCGTCTGGCGTTACCACGATCATTGACAAATTTACCGCAACAAACTACAGCGCGTCGGCGGCGACAATCAGCGTCAACTTGGTCACAGGCGCTACTGCGGCGGGCGACGCCAACTTGATTACCAAGACCAAAACACTGCAACCCTCAGAAGTCTATACTTTTCCTGAATTAGTCGGGCAAGTCTTGATGCCGTCAAGTTTCATCTCTACAATCGCAGGGACTGCTAGCGCAATCAACATTCGTTCATCTGGCCGTGAAGTGAGTTAAAAATGACTGTCAATATTTCCCTCTTTGCAGGCGCTGGCGCCCAGTTCTTTGATGACAACGGCGTGCCTTTATCTGGCGGCTTGCTATACACCTACGCTGCTGGCACAACGACTGCGGCCACCACTTACACGTCTGCTACTGGCCTGACAGCCAACAGCAACCCTATCGTTTTAAATGCGGCGGGCCGTGTTGAAGAAGAAATTTGGCTTAACGCAGGCGACCTGTACAAATTCATTTTGGAAGACGCAAACGAAGTGCAAATCGGCAGTTGGGACAATCTTCCCGGCATTACCGACGCTAACGTCTTGGCGGCGCAACTGGCCAACCAAACTGACATTACGCTAGGCGACGCGCTGATTGGGTTTAAACAGACTTACTCTTTGGGCATCATGCCCGGCGCAGTTGGCAAGACCCTGAACAACAAGTTGCAAGATTTGGTGTCAGTAAAAGACTTTGGCGCTAAGGGCGACGGCACAACAGACGACACGTCAGCTATCCAAGCGGCCATCAACTTGGCCTGCACTTATGGCGGCAACGTCTATCTGCCTTCAGGCACATACAAAATCTCAGCCGCGCTGGTGTTCTCAATGAACAGCAGCTTGGTAGACCCCATCAAACGCCCTTCCATGTCCGGCGACGGCATGGCCGCAACGACCATTTACCAAACGGCCAACGCCAACGGTATTGAAGTTGTTGGCTACGACGCGCAGCCAGCCGGCTATTGTTTGTTCCAAGACTTTACACTGTACGGCTACCAAAAGAACAAACTAGGCATCGCGTTAAAAGACATTGCGTTTGTTACGATTGACAACGTCTATCTGGCTGGCTGGTCAACTGGCCTGTATGGCGCAAACGTCTTGTCGTCCACGTTCAATGACTTGGTCATTCGCTTTAACGACGGCGGCTTCTACTTTGAGCCTAACGCCGCGTTTGGTTTTGTATCTGAACCCAACGCTATTGCAATGACCAACTGTACCGTTGGCAACAACGACTCGTATGGTGGCAAAGTTATTGGCGCAGGCGCGTTCAACTATATTGGCGGTTCTATTGAAGCCAACGGTTTTGGCACTGACTTGTCTAGCGGCAAATGGGGCTTGGCTTTGGTCGACGTGGGCGGCAAACTTGCCCAGCAGTCTGCCAGCGGTTTTAACATCAGCGGTGTGTACTTTGAAGGCAACGGCGGTCAAGCACAGTTCCAAGTGCAGCAGACCGTCTCACGCCCCGGCATCAACGGTGTATTGAACGGCTGTAGTTTTACGGTTGTCAGCACCAGCTACCCACAACAACAAATCTATTTGGCGGCTTCACTGTCCAGCTACGCATTCCCGATCACGATGGAAGCAGTTGGCTTTGCTGGCTTGTCAGGTTATACGCCATCTGCCCTTCGCCCCACAATTAACAACGTGGCGGGCGACTTCAAGTTGGCCATGGTCGGTTGCACGTACTACAGCAGTGTAGACAAATACAAGCAAGGCGCGCCTAACCGCTTTGAAGGTATTGTTGAGGCGTCTGTCTACGCTGACTTATCTGGCACACCCATCGGTGGCGGTGGTGGTGGCGGCACTTTGCAGTCTGTTCTGACTGCTGGCAACACTTCAACACTTAACGGTATCTTTGGCGGCAACGGCACAACCACCGGTATTGTCATTGGCACTAACACCTATGGCGGCGTACCCTTTGCAGGCATTGGCTCTTACGCATCGCGCTTGTACTT